TCAATGGAGAATCCTTCGACTCTCTCCAATCCTGATTCGATCAAGCGCCCGGTTTAATGCGTCCAAGGCATCGAGGAGAGCTTTCGCCTCAGCCTCTCGACTATCTCCCCAAAGGCGTTCTGCCATTTTGTTCAGGGCCTGGATAGAGCGCTCAATTTCAGCAGCAGTCGCTGCAGCTTTACTTTCCGGTTGTTTCTTCGGCATTCAGTAACCCTTCTGCAGGGCATGGCTTTGTCTTTCAATTTTTAGCGCGAATACGTCGCCCGCCAAAATGCTTGGACTAGGATCGCGAGCTATGCCAGATCACTCCCCCATAATCTTCTTGTACCGCGCCTGGTACTCCTCATATGAGAGGTTTTGCTGCATGAGCTGCTGGACCTGAGCGTCTTTGTAGGCTTGTTCGCTAAGCAGCTGTGCTGGAGCAGCGGGCCGACTGGCCTGAACCGGAGGTGCAGGAACTGGTGCGCGCGCAACGCCATTTGCTATCTGCGTATCTGAGCCGCCAAAGCTTTCAGGGATGACCGGCACTGTCTCCACAACGCCATTGCGGAGGGTAAAGGACACCGCTCGGGAAGACCCAGTGAGTCCGTTAGCTCGACTCCAGATCCAAATCTCCGCTCCGGCGCGGGTCGTTACGGAGTATGGGCTTCCCATGATCTTCGTGACTTGTGCTGCAGTCATTCCAACCTGGACCTGGCGTGCTTGGTCGAAATCGAAGTTAGTTCCGGCGCAGCCAGTGAGTGCTAGGCAGAACGCGAAAGCGGCAATACAACGCATGAGTCATTCCCTTGATGGATGCAAGACTAAAAATTTCTTCCGTGCCAGATCCGCACGGCCCAGAATCTACTAGACCGGCTGCCCGTTCCACACGTACAGCACGCGAGCCAGGATGTGGGTATCGTCGACCCGGATATCCTCCGGATCATGGCGCTTGTTGTCCGAAATCATCTTGAAGCCATCCTTGCCTTTCTTCTGCAGGCGCTTCACGTACAGCATTTCGTCGTGAGAGAACAGGTAGATGCCATCCCCGGTGAACTCCCGGATCGTGATATCGACCAGCAGGGGGTCGCGGTCCTTGATCGTCGGGGCCATCGACTGGCCCCAGCCGGTGATCATCTTGAGATGGAAGTGCTCCTTGAACGTGACGCCCATCTCGCGTAGGTGCCGAGGGCTGACCCTGATGTCCTGGAGCATTTCGGGGTATTCGTGCGGGATCTGGCCGCCACCCATGGCTGCGCGCACATCGTAGTGGGCAATCCAAACCTCGTCGCCGACCTGGCCTGGACGAGAGAAGTCGACAGTGATCACGTTACTCGAATCAGAAGACTCAGCAGTGGCAAGCAGCCGACGGCGCGCATCCTCAGATAACCCCTTCCCTTGAGTTGCCAGCATCTGGCGAACCATCTCTGCGGCTGATGAGGCGGGCGACTGCTCGTCATTCTGACCAGGCAGGCCAGACCTCATATCAAGAAGCAGTTCGGATTTGTCCACCCGCAAAGCCTTGGTCATCGTCTCTATGTCGGCGAAAGAGGGTTCTCTCGTACCAGCTTCGTAATTCCCAATTCTGGACTGCGACCATCCACAAGCCTCCGCAAGCTTCGCCTGAGAAAGTTTCGCAATACCTCTTAGGCGCTTGATGCGCTGTGCAATCGATTCATTCATGCGCGGAATTCAATCACGAAACGAAATACCCGGCTTTCACTTATTGTGTTTGCGTTTAACACGATGCGTGTTTATCCTGTGATTAATTATGTAGGAGTGCCACATGAATCAGGTTCGAATGATCCGTGAGAGGGCTGGCGTTACCCAGGCAGCACTGCGCCGGGCGCTCGGCTGGAATCAATCTCGCTTGGCCAACTATGAGTCTGGACTGCGTAGTCCCGGCCTAAGCGAGGCGCGCCTGATCGTTAAGGCGCTTAACGCGCTAGGCGCGAGGTGCGGGCTCGACGATGTCTTCCCTCCAGAAAAACAGTCCTTATCAGCCGCTTAAACCAATTTCACCCCAAGCAAGGAGCTACACGCATGAGTGACGCACCTAGACCAAGCCGCAAGAACATCAACCAATCGAAGGTGTTGCTCGACGATAAGTACGAGAGCGCTTTTGTCTCCCTGGCATTGATTCACGACACACCTAAAGCGGTCCTGATGCGAGAGGCCTTGAAGGCCTACATCGATGGCCTACGAGCTGAGATTAAGCGAAACAGTGACGCAGCTTAAAGCCTTTCAGTAGGGACCCAGTAGGGACCGGAGAACGTATGCCAATTGATGAAGTCGGCACGGATGTAGAGGACCTAACCGAGGGTGCTGATTTGGAGTTTTTGAAGGCGGCAGCGGTAGCGCACGGGGTATCCCCTGGCGAGATGGCAAAGCGCGGAATTCAGAAGATCTTCTCCGATAGAACCCGGCCTCGAATCATGCCAGGAACCATCCAAGCGTTTGGAAGTAGACCGAGAAAATGACTCACCAAACAGCAGGCGAAAAAAAACCACCAGGCCCGGTGGTTTTTTCAACTGCATACATCTTGAAGCATCTGTGAGGCCGATTATGCACACCTCAAATACATCCAGCAATACCCAGAGCCACGGAGTGACACGTTTCACGAAAATCGAAAACGTGGCATTACCCGTAACAATGTCGTCACGTGAAATTGCCGACCTTGTCAGCTCCCGCCATGACAGCGTGAAGCGAACCATTGAACGCCTAGCTGAAAAGGGCTTTATCGGTACTCCACCAGTGGTGGAATACCTAGATGGCCTTGGCCGTCCGGCGATCCAGTATCAGGTTGGCAAGCGAGACAGCTTCGTCGTTGTTGCTCAGCTCAGCCCTTCGTTCACCGCGATGCTGGTTGATCGCTGGCAGGAACTGGAAGAGCAGGTTGCACACCCATTTCAAATTCCAGCGACTTACGCTGAAGCGCTCCAGATCGCTGCCGACCAAGCAAAAGAAAATCAGCACCTGCAGCTGGTCATCCTGCAACAGGCTCCCAAGGTCGCCGCAATCAAACGCTTGGCTGCCGCTGAGGGCGCTATCTGCATCACTGATGCTGCCAAGCACTTGCAGATCCGTCCAAAGGTCCTGTTCGACTACTTGGCGCTGAATCGGTGGATCTATCGCCGTGGCGGGTCGTCCCGCTGGATAGGCATGGAGCCCCGCATCACCTCTGGCTTCCTTGTCCATAAGGTCACATCCCTCAAGCCTGATGCCGAGACCGGCGCTGAACGCGCTGCGTTCCAACCCCTCATCACCCCGAAAGGCCTTGCACGTCTGGCCGAAAAGAATATTGGAGCTTCACTGTGAGCGTTCAAGCAATGTCCTGGGCGCTACAGATCGCCAAGGCCGACCTTTCCGATTCAAGTGCACGCCATGTGCTGTTGTGCCTGGCCAACTACGCCAGCGCAGACGGTCGTGGCACATTCCCGTCAGCCAATCGCCTGAGCGAAGACACGGGGCTTTCAGAGCGCACCGTTCGCTACAAGTTGGACCTTCTACGTGAGGCTGGCTGGATCGCTCGGGGCAACCAGGCACTCGCAGCCGTCTATATCGATCAGCATGACCGCCGCCCTGTTGTGTATGACCTTCAGCTGTCGCGGGGTGCAAATTCTGCACCCCGTTCAAAGCGGGGTGCAACTGACGCACCGGGGTGCAACCTACAACAGGACGGGGTGCAGAATTCGACAGACCGGGGTGCAGAATCTGCACCCAAACCACCACTTAACCATCAAGTAACCGAAGAGCAGCTGCAGCGCGAGATGTTGGCCGTCATCGCCGAGCAAGAACTCAAAGCGCTCGAGCCTACCGATGATCGCCAACGCTTCGCCATGTTCGCCGCTTGGGAACCTGACGCGAAAGGCATGGCTGACCAGCTCGCCATTGCTGGCCTGCCAGCTGACTCAGCCACAGATGCCCTGATCACTAACTTCAAGGGTTTTCATGTGGCCAAGCCCTCCACCGTGGATAGCGTTGCGGGGTGGTGCTTCCGGCTGGTTGCCTGGGTCAAGCGAGAGCGAGTCAAGACTGCTGGTGCAACGGCTCAGGGCGGCGCGGATAGCTTTGACGATGACGATACCGACTGGGTCAACGGGGGTTCGAAATGAAACAGGTTTCCGTGATTACTACCGGGCTGTGGGCGAAAGTCCAAACCGGTGAATTCATCCCCGCTGGCGAGATCGTTACGCCGCAGGTGCAGGAGGATCTGAATCGCCAGACCGCTACGGTCATCAACGGACTGTTCCGCGAACTCCGCTCAATCTTCCCTGCGTGGAAGCAGGCATGGCCTGACATGGCGACGTACAAGGCCGCCAAGCAGCAGTGGATGCAAGGCTTCCTCGAGGCGGGGATACGTAGCAAGGAACAACTGCAGTTCGGGTTGATGCGCGCTCGTCAGGCCGCAAAAGACTTCGTTCCGAACGTTGGCAGATTCATCGAGTGGTGCACACCCACCGCCGAAATGCTTGGGCTTCCTGCTCTGGCTGCTGCACACCGCGAAGCCATCCGCAACGCTCACCCAGGCATGGCTGGGCAGGGCAAGTGGACGCACGACGCGGTATGGCATACAGCCAAAGAGTGCGGATTTGAAAGCCTGAACAAGCTGGAGACCGTTCTGAGCTTAAAGCTGTTTGAGCGCAACTACGCAATCACTGTTCGCCGCCTACTTGCCGGGTTGCCACTGCAATCGATGCCACTGGCGCTGCCTGACCGGATCGAGGCTCGCAGCACCCCAACGTTTGGCAATAACGCCCTGGCAGAGCTTCGCGCTCTGCGCGCCGGAGGTGCCCGTGGTTAATCAGCGCTTGGCCAAGCCAGACCCTTCCATATACCGGTATGCCGTGCACTGCTGCTCTTTCAAGCTGGATCTCAGCTCGTATCCAGATCATGC